TGACTCCAATATGGTTGTATATAATACGCATGATACCACATTGCACCTTCTGTCAAATCAAAATACTGACCGTCCAGTATTTCGTCTGCAAGTTTTAAACTCTCCGCCCAAGTTTTACTGTCTTTTGGTTTGTCTGATTTGCCATCACAAAACCAAGAGAACTGACACATTCCTAATTTAGGAATGGTCTTACCTGTCCAAGAGGTTCGCCATTCTTTTGTTTGATAAACTACTCCACAAATTGAATCGGGAAATTTATCATGTTCTACACGATTTAAAACTACGTTAGCAACTGCAATCTGTCCTGCAAGAGGTTGATTACCTGCTTCAAAATATATGTTTTGAGCAAGACAATGAGTGTCCATCTCTAGTTCTAAACCTTCCACTTTTGTAGCTCCTAAAAGAAGCGCACAAAATACTAAGATATTTATTAGTTTCATACACACTATTATACCTCAATGTTTGAGTAATTATAAGAGGGTTTTTTATTTAGTTGCCCTGAGAAACGTTTATACTGCAACCACCTACTGTATGGCAGGTATTTGTTATATTGTATGACTGATTAGTCGAACCTTGTTGTAATAGATTTAAATTAGTATGTTCTGAACCTTGTAGTGTTATTCTTGCTTGATGACTACCACTTCCTTTTTGTTCAATATCTGTGATTGAATCATGTGAATTTTGATAATAGTATATGTGTGCGTAATGACTTCCTGAACCTTCTTGCCAGTTTTCGTGTTCTACACCATTAACGTGAATGTCTAAATTGAATTCGTGAGTTCCATTTTGGTAAACGTCAACTTCGTTATTGTTACCCCATATGTGTCTACCGTATGTAGCACCGTCAATCTGTGTTACTGTTTCTGTGTTACCAGTACCGTCAACATCACCACCCCAAGTTCTTCCTGAACCCCAGTATGATACCCAAGAGATTGAGTTACCATTCCCTGATTGGGATAGAGTAAAAGTGTTGTTAGCATGTGCAAAAGTAAAATCGATATGGTTATCATATCCTATCTGCGTAATGTTAACATTTGCATTATCACCGTCAGCAACTTGGTCTATGTGCACATGATTATGTTCGTCACCAGCAAAGCACTGTCCTACAAAGAACAATAAAATTACTGCAATCCCTAAATGAGTTCCAGTTATTTTCATTCTTGATTGTGACGTGGGTCTTGTTGTTGTTTTATCCACTCTTCTATTCTTTTTTGTTGTTCTGCAATTGTTTCTGCTTGGTCTTTAATTTTCTTTTCTTGAAATCTAAGTCTTTGCTGTTGTTGTTTTTGGCTCATTAATTTTGTTGTGTAATAATAATATTGATTGCTTGGTCGCCACCCATATTAATTACACTCTCCTTTTCGTTAGTTACGGTCACTATTTGTGCCATTGCGTCTACTGGTAATTTAATACTTATGGTTCCGTTTACTTCACGATAGAACGTAACCAATCCACTTCCTGTATCAACTATTGTATTGTACTGCGTGTCTTTATCAAAACCTATAGCAGTACCTTCTATTCCAAATGTATTTCCACCACTGTCTGCAGTTCTGTTTATCCCTACTTTCCTATCTAACTCTTCTACAATATCAAGTAAGTCCTGTAAAAAGTCAACATCTAATAGGTCTATATCTAATTCAGTAAATTCTAATTCACCTTCTGAGTCTTTCAATGCGTCTGCATCAAGACCGTCAAACTCTAAAAAGTCTACGTCCAAGATACCACCGTCATTTGATTCTGTAGCAGACTCCTCTATCACCCTAGAAATATCTTTGGGTTGACTCACAATAAACATATTATTAATCAAACTTGATGTAATATTGTTTATTACTACAGGTGCAGTTGGGTATGAATTTAAAGTAGATACCATTGTGGCTTGATATGCTTCTTCTAATACTACGTCTGTACCCGATTCATTACTAACTGTAATCGAACCTGATGCGTCACCATTTGCGTCAGGCAAAAGTATAATAAGACTTCGCCCGAGTTCATCGATGGTTGTCGTAAAATCTGTGCCATTAATCGCTATGTTAGCAGTTGGCGTAGAAATCGCAATGTTCGATTTATTCATTTTACCTAGTTTACCTGAGGCAAAACGAGCTGTACCCATTACCATTCTCATCGACATTTTCGATAAGTCGGGATTAGGGTCATAATATACTTCGTCTATGTAGACCAGTGTATGTTCTGTTAATGCAAGTTCTTCTTCGTCTAAGAACTCAATTAGCATTCTCCCATTCCCAGTTTCCGCCTCGTCATAGAGGTTTATACTAGGAAAATCAGTAGAGGGTATTTTATTACCTTCTCTGATAATGTTTCCAATACCAGTTTGTTCGACTATGTCTCCTATCGTATCCGCATAAGAGGGATACGACAGAAGTATAGCACTAATCGTTAGTATCTTTTTGGTTAATTGTAACTGTAGCATTATCAGAACTCAACTGTAAGTCAATCTTGCCTGGGCATGTTTTATTTCCACATGTACCTGACTGTTGAATAATATCCATATTGATACTATCACCCGTATGAACCACTTTTAATTCATGGTCAGATGCGTCAAGTTGTTTTGTGTCAACGTTATTACTGTCACCAGTAATTTCCATTTCCCATTTAGCTTGGTCTGAATCTATGTCTATAAAGAAATCGTTTGAATCTCCTATTAGCGTTAAATCAAAATCCAAATAGTTAGCACTAGCGGCATAACCTTGGTCATAATCCCAAGTGTTACTGCTACCTGTAACTGCGACATTGATGTTTGAGTTATCAGAATCACCAGTATCGCCTATATTCCAATCAAAGATATTACTGTCACCAGTGAATACCATATTAATGGTAGAACTATCTAACACAACAGGCCCGAATAGTTGGTTGCTGTTACCGATTTGGTCAAGGTTGAACGTATTCGTTGTACCTGTCAAAATCATATCAGTAGCAACCTGACCGTTTACTATAGTTCCACCGAATTTATTTCCGTAACCAACTTGGTCAATCGTTAATGTTAACGTATCACCTGATTGTTGCAAAAATATTTCGTTGTCGTCATCAGCTAAAAGAGGCATTACAGACATTGCAAACAATAAACCTAAACATAATTTTAGTTTATTCATTTTCATATTCGTCTTTATTCTCCTCGATGGCATGTCTTTCATTACCGCCATCTATTTTATGAGGGTGTCTATGTCGGCCGTCAATTGTCCAGTATTTTCTATCGTGTCCTTGATAAATCATTTCTAGAACAGCAGCTTCTATAGCAGCCCTCGTTGCAAAAGTCACCGACTCATTCTCTGTCACACCGTCCTCAATTTCAATGAGTTGGGTATCCATATCTACAAATTTAAATACATCGAATCCTTGCGATACACTTAGTACAGTCTTCTTGGTCTGAACGTTCATAAGAACTTCACCAGTAAGTGTACTAACTGCTCTTAAAGAAACGACAATCGTATCTCTACGATAAGCAGTCGAGTGTCCAATCCCTAATGTTCTTGCACCTCGGCCACCAGTTTCCATATTGGTATCATACCCTATAATTCCACCTTCGAGTATGATGCCAGCAAATAAAAGAGGTTGAATAGTTTCTTTACTTTCACCCTCTTCTTGAAATTGTTCTCTTGTACTTCTGACTATTTGTCTTTCACGTACAAGATTATCTAATCCTTCTCTTTCAACTACACGGAACCAACTTCCACCCCCTGCAGTTTTGAGTGCGTCTATCAACATTGCAGTCACTCCTTGACTGACTGCTGTACTAAATGTTGCGACACCGTCTTGTCTTTTTCTTTGTCCTGTTAGGTCTTTAAACCCATAAACAGCAACCACTGGCATAACCTCAGCGGCTGGTAAATCTAATAATAATGCATATGCTGGAAGTTTGATTGCTTCAGGCTCTTCAATACATTCTCCGTACTCATTCATTATCAGAGATGTACAGGAATCTTTCATGTGCGGTATCCCTGCACAACTAGATAGCAAGAGTCCGAGCACTCCAACTAATAAAAGATTCTTCACTAAAAACCCCCAGTACCAATTGGAATTTCAATAGTTGTTGTAGTTCCGTCACTACCGACAATTGTCATTACAATCCAATCGTCACATAGTCCGTCATCAGTACATATGTTCTTCCTTTCGTAAGTAATTGTATTTCCTTCCAGTGTAAACGTTCCGTAGTTTGCACCTTCTTCGTTTGAGAACATGTTTTCAACTAACTGTTTTGATAGCTGAGCATAGATTCTCGATTCCAAATTCCTTATGAATTTGGCTAAAACTGTATTTTCTGCTTCTCTTTGCTGTTTCAAAAGAGCTGCCCTAATGTCCTCAGCAATCTTGTCTGTCCTAGACTTCTCCTGATTCTCAATTGTCAAGTAATGGGCAGAAGTTCCCACGCCACTAAAGCTGGGGTTTTTAAATTTATGTACCAGTTCGTCTGATTGTACTGTCGGAGAAATGACACATAGTGTTATCATTGCAAATGTTATACCAAAAATTTTACTTCTTTTCATTTGTTACCTCTTCGAGTGCCTGCTTTTCTTTTGCGTCCTGCAAAAGTTCTTGGCGCTCACGATATTCCAAAACAGTGTTCACCTTTTCTTGAAGACGAAGCATGTCTTGGTCTAGCATTCTTAGCTGGTCAGTCAATTTTATACTTGCTGTAAACATGCGTCCGAGTGCTGGTTTAACTTCAATGGTAATGAATTTCCAAACATACCATATGAAGTATCCCATACCCATAGACATTACAACTGGAAACCCAAACTCTGCGATTAATTGAGCAAGATTTTCCATGGTCTTAGTCTCGTCTGGCGTCTATACTTCCATCCTCAACAAAGTTTTCTGCTCTAGCAACACGGTCAATTGGTGGTGCTAGTTCTAATGCACTACTTACTAATAAATCTATTTTAATAATATCATTATTCATAACACGTGCTCGTGTTTCGAGCATGCTTATAATGTTTTCGGTGGACGAAATCTGACCCAGTACAGACTCAAAAATATATTTTAAGGTCAGATAGATAAAGAAAGCCATCACTACCGCAGTCCCGATAGGGATTCCGACTTCACTTAAAAATTGAAATATGTCCATACGACTATTTATAGATATGGACGGTTGGAAGTTGTATTTAGGGCAGAATAATTTCCACCCTTAATACTTATTTTTTTCTGATTTGTTTGATAATCTCAGACTTGGTTTTGGAAGGTGTAACAACAATGTTGTTGTTTTCCGCAAACTCAATAAGTTCTTTTTTAGTAAACTTCATAAGTTTGTTAGCAGAAGGCGCTTTAAAAGTTGGTTCTTCTGCAGGTGCTGGTGGTTTACCCACTGCACTATCAATCCAACCATACTTATCGTTTAAAACGAATAGTACAGGTACTGCGATAATCAAAAGTATCACCCACGTAGATAGTTCCATGATATTCTCCATTATTTAATTATATTTATTACACTAAATTCTCTTCTTTGCAAAGAGTATAAATTCCATAAGCTAAAGCGGGCCAAGCCAATAGTTTAACAATCGGTGCAGCTACGAGCACTAACACTGATATTGCTATAATCGTAGCACCGTCCCATGAGGTACGTTCTCCGATTCTTGATTTTACCCAACTCATTACTAAATCTAGTTTTGCTTTTAACATAGATTCTCCTTATTTTTGAGATTGAAGGTCTTCTACTTTAGACTCTAAAACCTCAATTCTTTTTTTGAGCAGTGGATACTTCTCAAACCACCTCTGCTCTTGTTTAATAATATCTAATCCAATTTTCTCTTCACACCACTTGTCTACTTTTAGTAGAGTCGGCATCATAAAGTTGAATGCTCCAGTTGTTGCTAACTTAAGCACGATATTCTTTAAAATCGTTAAAATAAATCCAAACATGTAATGTATCCTTGTAGGGATATTTATCTATTCGGGTGCTTTATTGTTACCGATATTGTATTTAGGTGTGAGAATCCATTCCTTTTTCTCTTTAAAAGGAATGATTTTAATCTGTGATAGAGGTGCGGTAGGTTCTTTGATACTGTCAGGATTCAATACTTTAAGTAGGCTCCATTGTTGTAGAAGGTTGATAATGGTATTCCTTCTACCAATATCATTCTCGTCTAGGTTACTAGGTTTACCGTCCAGTATGAATAGTTCTTTGAAGTGGGTTATGTAATACTTCCCACGTTTGTGTAGGATATGGCAAGACTGATATAACTCTTGTTCTTTACGTGACGCTACACCAATCCTAGTGAGAGTCTCACGTATCTTTAAAAAATCGTCTTTTTCGGGGAATGTAACTTCAATTAAGTCTTTGACTTCATTCTCATAACTTTCCATTATCCTTGCCACCTTTTGTCATTCTTTTTTTCAATTCACGAACCTGCTTATCAGTAAGAACTTCCAAATATTCCTTTGCTTTTAAGTTACTTACTTGATAGTAGTCCTTGATTGTATCTAACTTTTTACTAATATAGGGTTTAGACCAAGTTGAAAATCTTTGTCTTTTCCTTAGTATATTTAGATAAAAAAGGTATTGAAGGCGGTTATCTACACCATGACGTATGTTCATTTCATTTGCAAAATAAACTGCGTCTTGGTGATAGGATAATGCTTTATTAGTTATGAATGGTGCATACTGCTTCTCAGCAATATCGTCCACCATAATATCTTTTTTGGTATGGGATACAGATTTAACAAAATCAAACGGATTAGTTTTCTTCATGCAGTGTGACTTCTAAAAGAATCTACAAGGTCTTCACCTTTCAATTCTTCTCCAAATTTGTATACCTCTTTTCCATTTTGTTCTCTTATGGTTACGCCACTGTTATATGTAATATCAGTAACATAACCGTTATCGAGAAATTTTTCGGATTCTTCTGTTTCATAGAACATGGAATACAACCTATGTATTTGTAAGGTATGTACTCCTTTCGCCCACTCTTCTGCTTCGAGAAGTTCTCGTTGACGTTGTACTATTTCATCAAACTCACTCATGCAACGAAATCGTCTCCTTCGTTCCATTCACAACCAGTCAATCCACCAGCTTGAATTGCTTTCAAAGTTCTAAGAACTTCTTGAGCATTTCTACCAGTAGATAATCCATTGACTGATACGTGTTGAATGACTCTATCTTTATCAAAGATAAATGTTGCACGATTACAGACACCTTGTTCTTCATTGACAATGCCAAGTTCAGAAGATAATTTGAGTCCACAATCAGCCGCAAGTGTGTGTTTGATTTCTCTAATAACACCATTCGCTTGTTTCCAAGCAGACTTACAGAATTCATTATCACCTGAAATACCAATCACGTTTGCATGGTCAACTAATATGTCCATACCAGCAATCTCAGTTGGACAGATAAAAGTAAAGTCTTTTGGATAAAAGTAAACTACTGTCCACTCATGTTTGAGTGGCGTATAACCCTCAGCGATTTGAACTTCAACGAAGTCATTGTTAGCGTCAATTCCATTTAATTTTACAGGCGGGAATTGGTCACCTACAGTTAGCATTCCTAACATTACTTACTCCTAAATTTACACTCCGACATAATCTCGGTCAAACATGCAACTAAATTAATTTCAGAATCAGCTGCAAATGCAGTCTTGTACTGATAGTCTGCTATGATTAAAACACATGCAGGTATTGAGGCAGGTTCGAGTTTATGTTCGAGTGCGTTAAAAATCTTTCTATACATTACAGATAAATCATTGTCAGAATTTTCACCGACCCACTTACGCATTTCAGTCCACTTCTTTTCTTTGAGTGTATTTATCAATGGCGTAATCTTCTCTTCTGCAAGAGTAGAAAGTAATCCAGTATCGATTTCACCACCGATACCATATCTTTGAACCTCATTTAGACAACGTCTAAAGTCGGGAAAGAATTTCATGATAAGTTCAGCAAGTACGTCCTTGTTGAACTTGATTTCTTCTAGCGTACATATCTCCATGAGTCTTGCTAAGAACACACTTGCAAGTCTAGGTTTTTCACTACTAGGAATCTTGAAGTCAATCACAGTACATCTTGAATGCAAAGGATTGATAATTCTGTTCTTGAAATTACAAGTCATAATGAACCTGCAATTAGAACTGAACTCTTCAATGAATCCACGCAGAGCAGGTTGCACAGATTCGGCACTAATGTAGTCTGCTTCGTCTAGAATAACTACTTTAGGGCCGCCAGACAAACTGGTGGTGGACGCAAAGTTTTTGATTTTGGTTCTCAAGGTATCAATCAATCTACCTTCATCAGAACCGTTGACAACTATAAAGTCTGCACCTAGTTCATTACAAAGTGCCTTCGCTACAGTTGTTTTACCACAACCTGCAGTACCATTCAACATAAGATTAGGTATCTCACCCGTTTCTACTATGTCTTTGAATGTGGCATACAGGTCACTTGGAAGTATACAGTCGTCAATCTTTTGAGGACGATACTTCTCTACAAATAAAAATTCATTGTTCATAATTTAGTCTCGTTAAAAGGTTGTAAAATCCCCACCGATTTTACGGCGTGACCCACCCTAGTTGTGTGATGAGAAGGGGTCACTCCCGAAAGTATTACAGAGACTGGCATAACACTAACACATTATTATATATGCCTTTAGGCACTATATTTTGAATCAGGTTCCAGTGCAATAAAATACTCTAGGTCAATATCCTTATTCTTGAAATGGGATATACCTTTACTTGATACAGATACTGTATAGTTACCTGCAAGAACTTTTAGGTTCTCAATCTTAAAGTTCATAGAGAACGAAGCACCATTTCCAGTGCCCACGATTCTACTGAACGTGTTTGTAGTCGTGTTCTTTTTATCCTTGACGGTCAATGATATATTTGTACCGTCTGATTCAAGAACCAAATCACTAACACCCAAAACACTTGACGCTTTGTTCAAGTCACTCAATAGTGTGCTACTGATATCGAATACAATTTCTGCCTCTGGCATTGTAATCATTTTCTCAGGTGAAGTTACCATTCCTTCGGAAGCATAGAAATATGACATTGACGAATTGTTATCCGTAATAGTCATAGCTGCATCGTTGAATTGAAAGTCGGGGTCTTCAAATAAAGACGTTGCACCCAAAAATTCAGGCAGGTTATACACAGAAAATCCTTGAGGGAACGATTCATTTACCGTTGCCACTGCAAGAATATTTTTCATATTAGAGATAGTCTCCAATTTGTTTCCAGCACCTACTTTGATGCCAGAGTTTATAGTTGAGAAGTTCTTTAGAACTTCCTTAGTTTCATTACTTATCTTCATCACTTTTTAGTCTCCTATCATGATTGTTTAGAGCAAGGAATCCATAGTGGATTACTTTCAAAAGGTCTGCTCTGTTATACCCATCTTTTTTTCCGTATCGTTGTGCATATTTCATAATGTTCCCGATACAAAATCCCTCACCATGACCACTGTCCATAATAAATTCAGTCGCCTGAAATTGATTATGACTATAGTGTTGGTCATAAGTCTTGTCTATATACGAAGAGAACTCCTTTAAGAGTTCTCTCTCGTTGTATTTGTAATTAATACTCATACCATTATTATATGTCTAGAAGTCAACTTCGTCTAGAGGGTTTTCAGAATTTTCTTCTGAACCCTCTTCAACAACCTCTTCAAAAGGATTAACACCAGCGTCAATCTTAGTGTAGAGGTCAAGGATAGACATTCTAGTCTCTTCATCGAACCTAGATATGCACATCTCAATAGACTTGAGTTTGTCACCAAACATTCTGAAAGCATTCACAATGTGAACCAACCTTCTAGTAGTCACAACATCATCAATCGCACCTTCATAGAAAGTTTTTCTGATAACGTCCGCCCAGTCAACCAACTTCTCACAGAAGTCCATATCAACATCACCACTTAGAGCCATTTCCTTAGAAAGGATTTTTCTCTCAGTCACTACAGGTGGATATTCCTGTTGCATTGTGACCGCAAATCTTTCAAGCATTGCTTCGTTCATGATTTGAGTCCCTACAAACTTACCGTCATCAGAACCTTGTCCTTTGGTATTTGCAGTAGCAAGAATAGTGAAACCTTTAGCAGGAGTAACCCACTCACCAGTTTTCTTGATTAGGTATCCTTTACCCTCAAGAACTGATTGAAGACACATCAACTTGTTTGAACCCAAGTCAACTTCGTCAAGAAGAAGGACAGCGCCTTTTCTCATTGCCTTGATAACAGGGCCTTCTCTGTAGACAATGTTACCATTGACAAGAGTGTGACCACCCATTAAATCATCTTCGTCAGTCTCAATCGTAATGTTGACCCTGTAAAGTTCCTTCTTCAATTGAGCACAAACTTGTTCAACCATTAAGGTTTTACCGTTACCACTCAATCCAGTAACAAATACTGGAAAGAAAATATCAGACTTGATTATGTTCTTAACGTCAGAAAAGTGACCAAAAGGAACATAGTTAGACATTTTCTCAGGAATGATTTTTACATTATCATTCAAGAGGTTGATATCTGCCATTTCAGTCTTCATTGCGACTGGTGACTGCTGGGGTTTTGCAACCGCAGGAATCGGGGCAGATTTAACTGGTGCGATAGGAACCACTGTCTCAGGTTCATAACCACCATTGTAACCACTCACAACTGCTTCAAGATTGAAGATAGTCCCGTTGTCGGTGGACGTTTTGAACGGATACCTTTTGGTATTGTTCAACCAGTAAGGTACGTGTCCTAGTGTCTCAATCTCTTCCTTCGTAAAGGAAGTCTGATTAGGATACTTACCTATTAGACCTTCTAGGAACTCTTTCCTGTCAGGCGTGTAATGAAACGATTTACCGTCAACGGAAATCGACTCATTTTTATCATAAGATGCGCTCATATAGTCTCCTTAGTTATTAATTTATTTCTCATCATGTGTATAGGCTAACAAAAAATGCATGTCACTGTCAACAGCTATTTGCATGGTTGAAGTAATTTTCCCATTTTTTTGACCTGTTTTTCGTTCAAATCACCACCATTATTGACCCATATCCTGAATGCGAAGCACTCTACACCCTCTTCAGCACATTTGGATACCCTATCGCAGTCATTCGCTACGCAGGGCGGGTCTCCTACGTCCATAACAGCGTCTGCGAAAGCAGAATGATTCATACCGTCAATGTTGATATAGTAAATTGGGTCTACCCTCAATGGGTCTCTAGTCTTAAGCATATTTCTCACTCCATAGTTTTACGAGGAAACTTGAGTTAGTTCCCCACGAATAATATTCACTCACGTCAGCAAAAGGTTTCTCACCCCATGCTTTCCTTTCCATACAGTTCTCAACGAACATGTGTTTTACAAATTCTTCAAAAGTCATTATGCAATCTCCTTTATAAATTCATTAGTTAAAAATCTTGAACCAACTTTGCCACTTCTGTTTTTCTTGAAGTTAGATAGCAGTGTTGATTTCTTAGCACCTATCAAGTCATCTGACAATTCGTCATTGATAGTTTTCAAGTTCGAGGAACAGCAAACAAAAAGTTTTCCGTAACCATGAGTCTTGAATACCAAACCTTCTTTTCTGATTTGACCCCAAGTTTTTCTGTAACCGTCATCGTATCCGAACTTGTTTTCGATTTCTTTTTTCAAGTCATTACATGCATTGTGAAGACCGTAGAAATCTTGTTTTCTGTCAAGAGCAAAGTATCCAGTAACCGTGACACCAGTTTCTTCATGCAACCAGTGAAGCAGGTTAGCAGTTTTGTCCCAGTCATTTCTTTCGTATCTACTATAGTTAGAATTTTTTCTAGGAACATTGTATTCATAAGTTTTTCTTGAATAAGGGTCAACAATGTAAGTGTGTTTTTCTATATCCCAAGTGTCTTCGCCTTCTTTCAATTGGTCTTTCAAACCTTCCATACCGTAACCACTTCTTAGGTGGTCACTCTCATGAGAAAACCCGTCAGTAATTACTGTAAGAATTAGTTTCTCTAATTGATTGTCATTTCTAAACTCAGGAAGAATTTTTCTCATTGCAAGAAGTGAATTGTTAAGTGGTGTTCCACCAAGTCTGACTTTGTATGGGGCGTCCAAACCATTTACATAACCCCAAAATGATTTACCTTCAAACAACTTACCAAACCATTCTTGAAGAATCTCTTCTGACTTGTTCCAGTTTCTAGTCTCAGCAGTAATGTACTGGTTGTAGATAATTCCAAACACTGTTTGCATTTCTTTTTGAGTCATTTTACTTTTACCATTAGAAAACAGTTCAAGTAAAGCACTATCTCTTCTTCCGTATTCTTTTTCAGCAGTTTTCCATTGGTCAGAGAAAGCATACACTTTGTAAGGAATGTTTACCTTTTTACAGAACTCAGCAAGAATGAAAGATTGTTCCAGTAAGTTTTTGACGGAAGAATGAATAGAACCACTCCAATCAAGAAGAACTACGACACCATGGTTTTTACCGTCAGGAAGGTAAGTAACCCTCTTGAAGATATCGTCCATAACTTGATACTTAGCAACAGCATTCATATCAAGTTTTCCAGTCTTACCTTGAAACGCTTTAACGCTTCTCATTGCATTCTGTTTCATCTCAAATTCTTTCGCCATGTGAGAGATTAGAGATTTGTTTTTGTCTACGATTTTCTTGTAAGAGAAGTTAGCAGCTTCAATAGTGAAACCTATGTCTGCATGTTCTTCTTCATACCAAGATTTGAATTCTTTGACAATTTCCTCAGAAGACACAACCATGTGTTCTGCTTCGCCATCTTTCCCGAACATTTTAGAGTCTCCGAGATTGATAGTTTGTCTAACAATCGGAGCGTCTTCTAGAAACTCACCTTCATTGTTGTGTGCATTGTATTCAGTGATTGATTCCCTTGCACCGTCTTCATCATCAGAATGAGAACCTTCGGGAATGTTTGCAGATGTACCACCTTGTTTAGCAGAGATATCACCTTGTCCACCTTCTTCTTCTTCTGACTCTTCATCACTCTCTTCACCTTCACCTTCTTCTGTTTCAGGAGCGTCAGGAAGAGAGTCACCCTCTTCACTTGAAGAACCCTGTGACTCATCGTCACCCTCTTCATCTTCTTCATTGTCTCCAAATCCACCTGATTCACCCTCTTCACCTTCTTCTTCATCTTCATCATCGAAGTCAAAGTCATCTTGTGGAAGAGTAGAGACCGCTTGGTCTTCTTGAGTTCTTTGTTCGTTTTCTTTAGACCAATCATAGATTGCCTGAGCACAGACAACAACGTCTTCCCAAGTTACACATGCTTCTGCCATTTCAACAAACTTGAATTCTTCTGGCGTAAACTCACAACCTGCAGTAGAACCCACTTTAGTAAGTAGGTTGATTCTATCAATTAGTGAAAGTTTGTTTACGTCTTTACCCTTGATTCCAAAGAAGTCTCTTTGAATCAACTCTTTGTATGCTTTGAAGAACTGAGGTCTCAAGCCAGGGTATTTGTTCTTGATTGCTTTCTCAATCCTAACGTCCTCAATAACGTTAAGATATCCTTTTAATGTTCTGTTTTTTTCTAGTGCACTGTGAAGACCTTCATAAGGTGTGTTCAATGCATGTCCAACTTCATGACCCATAAACAAGTCATATAAAGCAGGACTGATATCATTCTTAAATATAGGACATGCAAGAACCCTATTCTTTACATCAAAATATGCAGTAGGTATCCTTTTATGGACTACGGTCAGATTTTCACCCGCCATTAGTCTCGCAAGGTTGTCTTTTTGTGTGGTTAGTTTCTCATTCATACGGCTAGCTTACTAAAAAAGTGCTGTCACTGTCAACAGCTCATTTACTCCATTTCTTCCGCACATTTCAAAGCGTATGCGGCCGCCTCTTCTTCTGACATTCCTTTCTCTATACCTTCTTCAAAGTATTTTTCAAGGAACATCTCCCTGTATCCACAGCTCATTTTGAACTCCTTTTTCTCATTACAGGTATAGGCTACCAAAAAAGGCATGTCATTGTCAACAGCTCATTTTCCCTTTAGAATCAAGGGTTTGGGAATTCGGGTCTTATATCTCTAAAA